AAAACATTGGCGACCTTGCAGTGCGCAAACTGCTTCCGCCCGAAGTCATTGAGCCGAACGAGGCGATGCGCCGTGGAAACGTGCTTGAACCAGCACTGATTCAGTTTGCGTCCGAGGAACTTGGCGAAGAACTGCACACACCTGACGTGATGTTTCTGAATGACCGCCTCATCAGCACACTTGATGCACGAGGCGTGAACACCACTGACCTGATTGTGGAAGCAAAGACCAACAACTATTGGTCACACGGACAACAGTTGCCCGATTCGTGGTTTTGGCAGGCGCAAGCACAAATGCACTGCACGGAAACAGAGTTGGTGCATTTCGTGGTGCTTGACCGTGCAATGCGTTTGGGCATGTCCACCGTTGCACGTCACGACAAGATGATTGAGGCGATGACACGCAACGTGGAAGCGTTCTGTGAGGCGATTGACGGCAATCGGTTGCCCGATGACATTGAGTTGACCGCACCACAAGTGTCGGCGTTGTTCCCGAAAGCCGAAGGCGAAACGGAACTGGATTCATCTGCACTGTCACTGATTACCGAATGGGGTGCAATCAAGGACGCAATCAAGGACTTGGAGACGAAAGAGAAGGCGGTGAAGGACGCACTCGCCAACATGTTGCGTGACTCCGAGTTCGGCACGGTTGACGGTCAACGAGTCATCTCCTACAAGACGCAAACAACAAAACGTTTTGACACGAAGGCGTTTGCTGATGCGCACCCAGAGTTGCAGGCAAAGTTCACTACGCAATCGGCGTACCGAGTGCTGAGGACGGTGAAGTAATGGCAACAGCGTTCGTTGTGCCGCCAGTTGGCGATTGTTACCCCGTGAATCTGCCCGAACAATCAGCACATGTTGTGTTGAATGAGCATGTGGGCGGTCACTTTGACGTTGTGCGACTGCGTGATGTTGTCGGCTACGTCCACGACGAGGGGTTGCTCATCGGACTTCCGTTGAACCCTCGTGCATCAATGTTGTTCAACATGACGCTTGTTGGCAACTGTGTTCTCGTCGGCTGTCTTGACAGTGCAGGCGATTACGACGGCGATGACTATGACGTTCCACAACACTATGTGGACATGGTGAGCCGTTGGCAAGTAATACCAATCCAAAACAAGGAGACAGAAACAAAATGAGTGAGATAATCACCCGACTCAACAAAGCAATGGAAGATGTTGGTGCAGTTGGAAAAGATGGGCGCAACACCGCCCAAAACTTCAACTTCCGAGGCATTGACTCCGTTGTCAATGCAACATCGCCAGCGTTTCGCAAGCACGGCATCGTTGTTGTTCCAACACTCAACAACATTGCGTATGAAACGGTGGAAGTGGGGCAGAACAGGTCACGCATGGCATCTGTCCGTGTCAATGTGACGTACACATTCCATGCGCCTGATGGTTCGTCCGTTGCGGCAACAGTCGCCGCAGAATCAATGGACAGTGGTGACAAAGCAACAGCAAAGGCAATGAGCGTTGCGTTTCGTATCGCTCTGTTGCAGACGTTGTGCCTGCCAACCGATGACATTGACCCTGACGCACAAACCTATGAGCGTTCACCTGCACCTGCCAAGCCTGTGCAGAAGTCCACACCGAAGGCTGATGATGAGCAGAAGCCAAAGCGTGCAGAACTCGGCAGTGCCGCAAGAAAGCCAGTGCAGAACACCGACTCCAAGCCAACTGGCGTTGTCAGTGAACCGCAGTTGAAGTTGATGCGTGACCTCATCACGCAGGTTGACGGCGATGAAGAACTGTTGCAGGACTTGTGTGGCGGTCAGCCAGAGCATTTGTCAATGAACGATGCCAAGGCGGTCATCAATGATTTGTTGATGTTGAAGCGTGGCGCAGGTTCGTTGTTGTTTGATGATGCAGGCAAGGCGTATGTACAGAAGGAGAGCGAGTGATGAGAACATTCCAACTGGTAGGGACATTGGGCAGAAACAAACGTGTCCACACTTTTACGTCCGACAATGACCGTGATGCGCTGGCAGATGGCGCATTGCGTGTGTTGACGTTGGCGTACCCGAATGTTGAGCCGTGGGCAACAGGACGCATTGAACTTGTCAATGACATGGGCATTGTGTTGGCTGAAATGGGGCAGAAAGCATGAACGAACATGAGGAATGCGAACACTGTGGCAGACCCGTTGACTCACAAAGTGAGTTGACGTATTCACAGTCCATCGGTTATCTGTGCCCAACATGCGTGGAAGAAAGGGTGTGGAAATGATTACGGCAAAAACCTTGAAACACGGCTACAACCCGATGGTTGTTGACGATGCGTGGGGGCATCAGTTGTTGATTCAACTGTGGTTTGATGACGACGGAACATTGTCGTGTTCTGTTGCACGTCGTGAGAACTCGTGGGATACATGGTCGCCACCGATTGAGGCACGACATGCCTAGACCGAGGCGATGCACCTGCCGTGTCGGCTGGAACTGGGAAAATGGTCCTTGCGATTACTGCAACGGCGATTACCCGTGCGAAGGCGAGTGTGGCGAGTTGGCATCGGAGTGCCGTTGCGATGAGAAATGTTCCGAGTGCGGCGACATGGACTGCAAAGGGTGCGCCGATGACGAATGATGATGACGATTTGGACGTGTGGGCGGCATTTGCCGCATCTGAACCAATGCCAGTGCGGCTCTTGTATCCGAACACGGTGGAAGAAATGTTGCAGGCGTTGGCAGAACTAAGGCAAAAACACCACACATTGGACAAAATCCCGTACAAAGATTCAATAGTGCCAACACACAAGTTTTTTGAGGACTTGTGCAACAGATTGGTGGCATTGGAAAAAGGAGACAGACATGAACCATGAACAACAACCCGACTTGTGGGCGGCATACAACGGCACTGGCGGTTTCGTTGCTCGCCCTGCGAGCCGTGAACGAGCAATCCGTGAGATTGAGGACGGCACGTTGTCGGCACGACAGAAAGCAATCCGTGTGCGCCTTGCAACGGCAGGCAAACACGGCATGACATGGAAGGAACTTGGCGACTTGCTCGGACTGCATCACGGTTCGGTGTCGGGTGCGTTGTCAAACCTGCACAAAATGGGGGCAGTGTTCATGTTGCGTGAACAGCGTGACCGTTGCCACCCGTATGTGCATGCCATGTACCGTGATTGGTTCTCCGAGGACGAACGGTACGACGAGCCAGTGCGCACGAAGCGCACACAACGCAATGACCTGCTGGAAGAACTGTTGAACACATGCCGTGAAGCCGTTGAAAATGGCTGGTCTGCGTCAATGCAACAGGCGGTCACAAGTGTTGTGAGTATGCTGGACGAGCATGACAACATCAATGCTCAAAAACAAGACTGATTGTGCCTGTGGGTGCGGTCTGTTTGGAACACCACGCAAACGCCCAGAGGGTCACATTCGTGGGTGCAAGTGCAAACGTTGCATGGGTCAACGCAACCGTGCCAAAGGCGATGCGAAAGCACGCAAGGCACGCAAGACGTTGGGCATTGCAGGTGCGAACACACGGCACGAGGAACTTTGGGGCGGTGACTTGCGTGTTGAGGTCAAGGCAGGCGCACAGGTAAAACCAGTTGCAACCAAGTTTTACCTTGCAGAAGAACAAAGCGAACAACACCGCCCGATTGGTGATACACGCCCATTTGCGTTGATTGCCATGCCTGATGGAACCAGCGATGGTTTGGTGGTGATGCGGTTGTCCGCCTTTGCGGAACTTTTTGGACAGTAGTGTGACTCGCCCACGGAGACAGCCATAGGCGAGTCACACACCGAGACACATTGGAGGTGTCATGGAAAACGAACATGTTGGGGAAACGTCCGTCAATGCTCAACTCTACTTTGCAGTGTTGCCTGAATGGGTGTTGTATCTCCCTATTTCTGCCAACGCAGTGCGTGTGTATTGCGTGTTGCGGCGGTATGCCGACAATGCCACTGGCGAGTGTTACCCATCACGCAAAACGGCGGCGATGAAGGCACGAGTGAGCGTGCAGACATTTGACAGGTGCATAAAGGAACTTGTTGACCACGGCGCATTGAAGGTTCGTCCACGAAAAAATGCGGCTGGTGATTGGTCAAGCAATCTCTACACGGTGATGAGTTATCCACAGAGTTATCAAGGGGTAGCCAAAAAACTAGGGATACCCCTGCTCACAGGTGATGAGACGGGTACCCCCAAAACCCGAGCAAGAACTAGAACCAATCTGAACGAGAAACAAGAACCGCCGAAGTATGATTTG